TATTTTACGCTTTAATCAAAGGGAAAATATAATAAGCTCAATCATCGCTTCCCCAACTTCTTCCCCAGCCGCTCATACTCAGCCATCTCTTTATCGCGCTGTGCCTTGCCCATCCACCACCGTTCTATCTCCTTGGCACACTCAGGTTTGATTTTCGCCACGCTATTCCACATCACGGCCAGGTCGAGGTATGGCTCGTACTCGCTCCACAATCCATCGATTGAGCCGATATTGCCATGCAGGCGGACGTAGGTTGCTTCGCCCGGCTGGTGGATGTGGCGGTAGTCTATTTCGATTGTCTTTATCACGCCGATCATGTGCAGGGCGAGGAGGGCAGGGCTGGGCTTGTTCATCGCCATTTCCCCCGAACCATATTCTCTCGATACTCCCGGTGCACTTTGAGCAACGTTCGCATGTGCGCCTCGACAGTCAGCGATATGCCCACGGCATTGCCTTCTATGCTGACGATGTGCATCCGCGCCACGCCAAGTCGATCCGCCAGGGCCTGCCGGGTTAGACCAAGGGTCAGGCGGATCTGCCGAAATTCCTCTCTGGTCATCCTGGGCTGGAGCGCGGGGATTGCGGCGGTGCCATCATGCCACTTGCCGTTTATCTGGAATTCTACTGACATCTCAAGTCTCCTTTTCCGTATCCAACGACCTCAACTCCTCGGTAACCCGCAGCACGTGACCATGGAAACCTCCGTCGGAGAATTTAATCAGGAATGTCATTTCTCCAGTCCGCTTCTTTTCCGCGGCCGTCGCCAGGGCGGACCGCAGCATTGCCAGATACGCTTCTATCGTGCTCGCCCTTCTTCTCTCCCTCTCGTTATGCCGTTCCATGTCCCTGTCATCGTGCTTGCTCTTCATACCTGCGCATCCTGCAATCCATAGCTTTTCCTGAGTGCCGCCCAATAGGCCGCCTCTCGGTCGCTCATGCTTTCCTTGACCTGCTCCAGGCGGCGCTTGTTGACCTTTTGCATCGTCTCCACCTTCACCTCTTGCTCACGCCGTTCCCGGTTGACCGGCCGCTTGAAATCAGCAGGCAGTTCGACGTTGGCCCTCAGGATAGGGGCGTCCGGCCTGACCTTCGATATCTCGCTTTTCTTCGGCCCTTTTGATCCACTCGTTTGCCAGCAGCCTTCGCAGCAAAAATAATAATTCCTGCCCTGGTTCCTGGAGATGACCACAACCTCGCCTCTCTTCCCGCAGGTCCTGCAGAATTTTTCCACCAGGGCGGGATAGGGGTTTACTCTTGGCATGATGACAGCCTCCCTGTTTCTTCCCGCTCGACCAGCAGCGCTTCAAGGAGGATCATATAGTTGATGGTGTCACCGACCTTCTCGTCTACCATCGCCCTACTTGCCACAATACCATTGCCCGTGTCCTCAATAATATCAATCACCGATACCAAATGCTTCCGCAGCATCCCAAGCAGCGCCTGTTCGGGAGTGATCGGTGACTGTGCGAGCATGGCCGCGACCTTGAAATTATGCAGACGATCTCCCTTGGCATACTCCTTGGCTTTGGATTTGAGAACGCTGTTGATCTTCTCGAGTCGTCTTCCGAGCAATTTGTCAAAATTTTCCTGGTCCATTTGAAACCTCACTATTGATTTTTGAAAAAGAAACATCTCGATACCGTTACATGCCGTTTTATTACCTTCCATATTTCACGCCCTGAACCGATCTCACCTTCACGCAGGCACCGACCGTATGGGTTGCCATGGGGTTTCTCTGCCTCTCCTGCTGGGAGGAACCTGCCGCATCCTTGGCAGTAATTCACTGCGATCAGGAGGGCCGATGGTGCGACGAAGGGGATCCTGAAAATTCTGGGGACTGATGGTTGGGTTTCTTCTTCATGGATAATGGCCGGGTCCGGTTTTGGCGATCGGGTTTTCAGGTGGGCGAATGACATTATGCCGGGTGAAGCGCTGGGTCGGTTGTCATTCGCCGCCGGCTGATTCCTGACAACGGTGGACAGACCTGAAGGTGGCGGGGTGGTGACCGGCACCTGCTCAGGTGTATTTTTCGTTTTCAGGTGGGCGAAGCTCATGATTGCCATATCGTGCTTACCTCGCCAAAAAGGGTGTACTGGGTGTACAAAGGGTGATCAAAAAAAAATGTGCAATAACAGCTAGATTACAACCAGTACACCCTGTTCAACTGAAAAGAGAAGTTAATAGTATTATAAAAGGAAGCTCTCTCTAAGCATCCTTCAGCATGATTTTTTTCCCGCGCAATTTTTCCAAAAAAATGGGTGTTCGGTTGCTTTGGGTGTACAGACATTGATATCATTACTCTTTTTTTGATCATCGCGTTTTTATGTTCAACCATCAACCTGATCACTCAGCATCCCCTTAAAACTGGTCTACGTACTGGGTAAAATTGTTTTCCGCTCCATCACCATCATCGTTGTCGGCAAACCTGATCGTTGTGTTGGCTGTAAATGATTCCTTCATGTCCTTGATAGCCGGCAGCGCAACCGACGAAAACCTGTCTCCGTTTTTCCCTTGTTTCAAAACACGCGCCTGCCTGCCACCCGCCCATATCTTCCAAGTCTCTTTCCAGAACTGATCATTGTTGCGCGGGTATCGTTCATTCCTTTGCTTGCACCAATGATTATATTCGCCAAACACCTCAAACTTGAATATCCATGCAGGCCAGAACTGATTGACAATCCCCTCTTCAGCCATCTCGGTCTTTTCCGGCCGGCCTGTCTCTTTGTTCGAGAGGGCATATCCCCTGGTGATTACCGAATGCCAAAACTCAAGGACGTTGGGTAGAGACTCTTGCACCTGCTCAATCAACCCATCAGTGATCGGCGCCTTCCTCAGATCAACAGTATGATAGTCATGCCTCAGCAGGTCATACATCATTGCTTCCGCCCCGCCGTTTTTCTGTTCATCAACAATCTTTCTGAAATACGCCGTGTTCTTCTGGTATTTATTCGATGGCAACAGGACGCAGAATCGCCGCTCGTCGCCGGTGGCCGGAACAATCCAATCCTCGTTACTGGCAATAAGGACATTGATAAAATTCCGCAGGGCAATACTGTCTATGCCTTTTGGCTCGAAAAGAACAGTCGGCTCGGTTATCAACTGCTTGAGTTTACCTTCCGCCTTCTTGTCACCACCCCACACTGCCTCATCGAGAAACACCACCAGGCTTTTACTGAGGTGCATGTTGAATTTCCCGGTGAAACCTTCGCTGTCGGCAATGGGAAGAAATGCTTCCCCAAAAATTGCGCCGAAATAGTTTGCAAAAACACCTTTGCCTATACCCTTTCCACCCTTCATGACGATTGCCACCCCAGGCTTATCGCCACCAGGATCTTGCACAGCCCTTGCCATCCAGGCCATGACATATTCAAAATGCTCAGTGTTGCCATCACAGATGACCTCCTTGATATGGTCTCGCATCAGTGACCAGTCTCCCTGCTTTGGGGTGAGTGGAAAACCTTTGAACAGGTTGTATGTTCCAGGCCTATTTCTCATCGATGGATCAAAGACAACATCGTTGTATGTTCTCCTGCCCTCCCACCCCATCCACGCCTTTGCAATTTCCTTATACTCAATCTCTTTTTCGGGGCCTGAATAGACAGCAATGCGGGTGTTCTGAAAGTAGGAATAGAGAGATGTGAGTTTCAAGAAAGACAAAGTGTTTTTCTTCTCAATATCGTCAAAACCCTCCATAGCAATCCTGAAGTCTCCCCCGAGAAGCACAGCGGCATATTCTTTGTTCATCTTCGTGAGTAAATCGATTGTTTTTGGCGGATAAATGCCGTCGCCATCGGCGCCACTCTCAGCAGCGGCCTGCGGTGACCACTGCAGCCCGGAAAACTCAACCGCCTTTTCAAACCTTTCCCTGATACTTTCCCCGGTAGGATCTGCTTTCAAGAGATCATTGAAATCCAACTTCGCCGGGTCCGATGAGAAACAGGTATCGTCTGGAGACACAAGGTATGCCTTCCGGCCTGATAGGCTGGCCTCGAAACTCACAGCCAGGGAGTAGGCGGCCTTCTGCCCGGGCATACTCGAGGCTTCCTTTTCACGGATAGGATCGGAATCGACCAGGATAAAAATCGTTTCCGTTTCTTCCTGGATGATCAGGTTTTTCATGCCTGAAGTAGAGAGCGCCGCCACGCCGTTCTTGCCTGTTGCCTGAATGGCAGAGAGAACCGTCTCGATTCCTTCGCCGACGACGATCTCCTTCTTCTCGCCCTTGCGATCGAACCAGACACCCCGGCCTTCACAGGGACCGTGCATCTTCGCTCCGGTCTTTTTATGGGTCTCGAGATCGATAAACAGGCGCTGAACGGCAAAGACCTTCTCGTCATCCGGCTGTGAGGCGGCGGCAACTACCATGCTGACCGTCTCGCCGGTCTTCTTATCGGTGTAGGAATTCCATTTCAGGCAGACCGGCAATGGATCGATGGTGATTGCCCGGCCGGCGAAATACTTTCTCGCGCTATCGAGCCCGGTTTTGCTGGCCTGCTTCCAGATATATGATTCCTTTTCCAGTTCGGGTTTGGTTTCCGGTTCGGTCTTGACCTCTGGCTCGGCCGGCGCCGGTTGAATGGCCGGCGGCTGCAGGGAAGGTGATGTCTTCTTGCCGTTCTTCTTCTCCGGGACCCATTCAGGCAGCAGGCCCATGGTCCTGAGCGTATCCTTGACCTCCTTGAATGAGCACCCTGTATGGCAATAGACATCGACATCGCCTTTATTATTGTCGGTGACTGAAAGGGATGGAGTCTTGTCGCCATGCACAGGACAACAGGTAATCCACCCGGCGCCGTTCTTTTCCTCTTTCCCATGGCCCAGTGAGCGGGCGATATCTTGGGCGAGGCTCATAGGGCGCTCCCTGGTTGTTTCATGTACGCCCTTATGAATTCTTCGGCTTGCGGGACGACGATAGAGTTACCATAGCCGCGCAGTCGTCCCACTCGATTGGATACCCCTGAAGCCAGCGGGAATGTGCCGGGTTCAACTGGCCTCCACTTTCCATCCCGGCAGAAGAGCCAGTCAGCTTCTCGCCATTGCTCGTCCTCTCTTCTTGCCCGCCTCCTGATGGAAGTTTTGGAGTCATCCATCCAGTCATGGCAGCTACCTCCGGCAAGTCCTTCTGGTTTTTCGACGGATAGGCCTTGCCCGCTGTATTGTTGCTGTCGTTTTTTCTGGGAGTGGTCGGAGTCGGCCACCCAGTATGCCCTTTCCCTGGGATGCGGTGCGCCGACACCCGCTGCCGCAAACGGCACACACCCGAAGGCGTAACCCATCGACTCCAGGTCAGCTTGTACAAGGTCGAACCAAGGATTCGTGTCCTTGCTTGCAACTTGCTCGCCAAAGACGCTGACAGGGCGGCACTCCTTGATGAGATGGAAGAATGCAGGCCATAGGTGCCGCTCGTCAGCAAACCCAGCTCCCTTGCCTGCCGCGCTGAAAGGTTGGCAAGGGCATGATCCGGTCCAGACTGGTCTATCGTCTGGCCATCCAGCTTGACGAAGGGCAAGAGACCATCCGCCGATCCCCGCGAAGAAATGACATTGGGTAAATCCAATAAGCTCGTTTGGTACGACATCCTCAATACTCCTTGTGTCAACTTCACCTGGCGCGATGTGTCTGGCCTTGATTAATTCCCGCAGCCATGCGGCGGCGAAGGGGTCGATCTCGTTGTAGTAGGCGGTCATAATGCCTCCCCAACCAGCCGTAATTTCAAATAAGTGTTCCTATCCCCACTGACCACATTACTCAACCCCCTCTTGATCGCCTTCTTGTCTCCGACGATATGCAGCTCCTGCCGGAAACGGGAAACCCCAGTGTACAAAATGCTCCGCGACCACATATAGTAATGGGACGAGTGGCAGACCAGGACCCCGTACTTGAATTGCGACCCCTGGCTCTTGTGAATGGTCATGCAGTAGCCGAGGGCCAACTCTTTTACATCCTTGCTCTCCCGGTAGGTGACTTCCTGACCGTCGAAGTCGACGACGACAACCTCTTCGCCGTCATAATTCATGCCGATCTTCCGAATGATCCCGCAGAAACCGTTGAAGACGCCAAGGCCATAGTTGTTCTTGGTCTGCAGAACCTTATCGCCAACCCTGAGTGTCAACCAGGCAACCTTGATTTGTGCCTTGTCGGTAGCGGCCGGGTTCAATTCCTCCTGCAGGTACTTATTCAGGGCATCGACACCAACCACGCCGGTTTTCTGCGGGGCCAGGACGGCATAGTCAAGCCCTTGCTCATGCCATGGCCGGCAAAGCTCCGAGACAATATAGGGGATCTCTTCTTTGTCGGTTTCTTCGATGAAAAACAGATCGTCCTGCAGGACCCCGCCAAGAGTGTTTTCGCCGCGGGCCCCGAAGGTGGGTTTCTTGCCGTCGAGGATCTTCAGGCATCCGTCTGCGATAAGTGATCCTTGGGCCTGGCGGTGATTGGTGGTCAACCGGTTGACAATCTCCTGCCGGCCGCACATGATCAGGTCCGTGAATGGTTGACCAGGCGCAACGGGAGGAAGCTGGTTTTCATCGCCGACAAGGATCAACTTGCACCCTTCCGGCAGGGCTTCAATAACCCTGGACAGGAGAAGGGAATCAATCATGCTCGCCTCGTCGATGATGACCAGCGAGGCGTCAAGGGGATTGTCGGCGTTGTATTCCCATCCAGCGCCAGGGTTATAACCAAGTAGCCGGTGGATGGTCTTGGCCTCGTTCTCCACCTCGAATCCGGCAAGCTGGAAGGCGTCGTTGATTACCTTAGATGCCTTTCCGGTTGGGGCTGCAAGGTAGGTTGTCTCGTAGAAAATCTCGTTATTCTCGTCGGCCCATAACTGTTCCAGCAGGTGCTGAATGGTGTAGGTCTTCCCTGATCCGCCGGCACCGATAAGCAGGTAAACCGGAGACGAGAGCCGGGAAATTTTATCGACCGCCGATTGCTGAGATTGATCAAGAGTTGAGGGTGTGGTGGTCATGGCGTCACCCTTTTGAATTCGATTACCCATACCCAGGGGTTTGCATCCCATGAGCCGGGGCCGTTGATGGATTCCCAGAGATCTTTGTAGGCATCATCGGCGCTTTCATATCCTTCTTCATTGCCGTTTTCGTGGAAATACCGCACCCCCATTACTTCTTGGTGGTATCCGCCCGCACAGTGGCACCCTACAATGCAATTTTCTTCAAGTATTCCCTCTGCGAGCGCGTCATCATCACTGATGCGGTCCAACCTCTCGACCCTGATACCGGTAATCTCCAGGGTGATTCTGCTGGCCCATCGAGGCATGAAAAGGCTGTTTCGTTTGTACCAACCATTTCTCCGATAGGTATTTGGGCGGACAGTCTTCGGTTTGTTTTCAGGGAACAACACCCCTCCGGCCTGGAATGGGAAAAATCTCCACTTGTCCTTCCCGGTCTTTGTTTTGCCGTTCATTTCCCAACGTCCTAATAGGAAATGGGATTCTTTCACCCACAACCGATCACCAGGCTTGCCGTATGGACATTTAATAAATCCGATGTGCCCTCGCTGTGTTCTCCCCATTGCGACATAATGGAGCATATCAAACTCGCCTCCCCCGCAGTTGGAAATCTCAATACATTCTGGCGGTGGCTGGACTTTGACAGCTCGCCGCGTCTGCGTCTTCCGCCCTTCCAATATCGCCCGCACCATCTCCCCTTTGAACAAAACCGGCCCCTCTTTCATCACACCATCCCTCCCCGTTATCACGATTCATCCTCTCGATGTGACTTTTTCCCAAATGCTTTCAAGTTTCTCTACTTGCTTTGGGGTAAGCGTTTTCTCGTCTCCAAGCTGATCTCTAATTGAGTCGATGAAATCACCTTCCCATTGGGAAAGCTTACTCTCCCGGTTCATGCAATCCTCGACCATCTCCATGTATTCATTTTCAAAGTCGCTCATCACACTCTCCCTCCCACGAAACTGAATATTAAATTTTCCGCATCCATCAATGGCTTACTGAAAACCCGGCCTTTATCGATCGCCACTTTCCCCTCGGCAGACAGGAAGTGAACCTGCTGGCGGACCATTGAAATGTCAGGCGCTCCACTCATTGGCACCTCGGCCTTGATCGCCGTTTGCGTGAGGGTGTCGAGAACAATCTCGGCCAGCTGCCAGCCATTATGCCAAACATGGCCGCCATTGATGGCGCTGTCGTTCAGCACATAGAGAATGCAGGCTGCAACCCTGGCCGGATTGCCAACAGACACCCCAGCCTTCAGGGCAATTTTGTCTACTGTTAAAAAGCCCATGCCGTCAATCTCCGTCATCTGGTAAGGGTTTTCCGACACGACCTTGATAGATTCCTTGCCATATCGCCGGTAGATTATTCCGGCCTGGTGGTCTGTCAGCCCGATACCGAGCAGATAAACGGTTGCCTCGTATGATTCCAGCAAGGTGGCTGCCACTGCGATTGCCTCTTCGGCCACATCTTCCTTCACGCCGATCTGTACCGGATCAGTACAGGCCAGTTTCCAGGCTTCTTCATGGCCGAATTTCTGCACAGCCTGCATGGCTTTCTTGGGACCGATCCCGGGTATTCTCTGCAGGAGCTTTATTACCCCTGCTTCGGTGGAGATATCCGGCGCGGCCGGGGTAATCGTTTCACATTTCAACTGCAGGCCGAATTTGCCTGATTCCATGACTCCGGTGCAGGTCACTTCCGATCCAACTTCCACCATATCGGCCAGGGTGCCGGTGCAGTTGGTAATGGTGGTGGAATCTTTAATGGAAAATACCGCCCAGTTATCACTATTACGGAATCTGATTGACGATATCTCGCCGGTAATGGTGGTTTTTTCTGGTTGTTTTTTGGTCATGGCTTGGTCTGTTTAATTTTTTGAATGGTAATCAGTTACAATCTTGCAGACTGCGACCCTGCCAGGGTGACAAAATTAAATGTGGCAGTCTACTACTGTCAAAAGCGTGTCTTCAGGCAACCCCTCAACGAGTCTGGCAAACTCGGCACACCAGTCGTAACCGTCTATTTCGTCACTGACGCCCCCCCACCACCCCATC